ATATTAGCCAAAGTTGCCACCCTCTTGAGAATAAGAATAGGTGTTGTTCTGGTCATCTAAGATTGCCACACAATGTGTGTGGATCAGGAAGGAAGTTCTTGTCCAATCCTTTAGGGAGTAAATGGAGTACCACAGACCATCAATGAAGATTAAGTCGGGGAGTTGATCCGTTCCTTGTTCGATGCCTCTGATTGGAGTTTTAGTCCAGAAGCTGTATTGAGCCTTAGATCTGTACCCTTCTGGTAACGCCTGGAGAGTCTTACCTGAAATAGGTTGCAGACTTGCCGCTTCAATGGTAAAGTCTTCGTAAGCGATAGAATTACCCATGTTGGCGATTGGCGAATCAGGATCTGGGACGTAATTTCTTTTACGCCCCTGATATGTCGTAAGATCAAGGAGAGTAAATTGGTCTAATAGCATTTGTATCTCCTTTTTAGTATACATCAAAAACCAACAGATTGCAAGTTATTTTTTCTTGCGCCCACGTCTTACCTTCGACTCTATCGCATTGATTAAATGTCCTGTGTCGATTAGTATATGGGTTGAAGAGTTGCCTCTGTCCTGACGCATTTTAATGGTCACTGGTGACAGTGGCTTATAACGTTGCAGGGCAATTGCTTGCGCAATTCCTTCTCGCGATGCTTTAGCAATTGGTTCGAAAGCAGCCAATCCTTTTCCTCGCATCAAGTAGTCTCTAAAAACTGATTGCCAGTGTTTAGGAATTTCCTTTGACGAATGAAGCGCCCCATCTGTTAAGAAAGGACGCGCAGGAATATTATTGGTGTCGCTACCGAATTGTTGGATAGCAGCAATCGCTGGAATTGTGAGATCTGATTCAGGATGTTTTTTCGGTTCAAGGTATCCGGCTTCTATTTCAATAAAGTCCAGGGCTTCCATTTTGCGAAAATAGTCGTCGAGCGACATATCATCACCTTTTACGATCTCACATTTCATTATCGATCTCTTCTGTAGTAGCCGATGTTACCGAAGTTGCGTAGATAATTAACGTTACGAGTTTGACGGTCAACGCTGGCAACTCCACCAAGTCCGTTTACGGAATCAGGGTTGCTGTTCACACGATCAATTTCCGCAGCACTAACACCACCAACCAATACTTTGCTCGTTGCACCACGTCCAACTGCACAACCTGGAATCATCATATCCCCATTGATATATCCGTGATAGATATCTTCCCAAGGAGATTTATATTCCGTTTGTCCGTTGCTGAACACAACTTCCACTTGCACCTCTCCAACTTTCTCTTTGCGAGAGAGAGCACCGCCGGATTGACTGTTATTGTTTAACAGATCAGTATTCCACAGATATTCGAGAATTAAACTGTTCCACAAAACAGCACACTTGTTCGAATCATTATTACCCAGAATATCAATCCAGGTTTGAATGATAGGGATCAACACATCATCTGGCAATACTTCTTGAGAAGGACTAAATACCAGAATGCGGATCATAGGTGCGAGTTCAGAAGCTATAAGCATTACTCACTCCTTATTTTTTAAGGGAGGTGCGTTGAGATCTTTTCTTAGCTGGAGTGTCCACGGCTTTGACTTCAATCTTTTCCGCAGGTTCCTGTGCATCTACAGGCGCATAATCTTCAAAGCTAACCAAGAAGTAGCCCATATGTTCTTCGCTACTGAATGGTAACACTTTGAGTCCGGTTTCTTCACGTAGACGTACAAGAAAATGGATAAAGTTTCCACCAAGTGCTACTCTACCATCAGTTGTGTAGAAGGACATTGGCGGCGCTACGCTTAGAGTCTTACCAACATCGAGTGACGGAGTAAGGGAAGCGAAGTCCATGATCATTTCATGGTATGAAAAATAACGTTTTAGTTCAGGTGTTGACATTTGAGTTCTCCTCGTTTATATTCTTCTCATAACAAAAAAGCCCACCCGCAAGGGGCAGGCTTTTTAGAATCCGTTAGGATTAAGCAGTAGTCAGACGAACTACCAGTTCTGGGCGAGTGTTAACTGCCAGAAGAGAGAATTCAGACTGTAGCTGAACTGTACGGTGTTCTGATACCATGAAGGTATACAGTTCACGAGCAACAGTGTTAGCCAGTTCTGGGGTGTCAGCAGGAGCGTAGTGCGCCTGGAACATATCTGGGATACCCATTGGGAACACGAATGCTTCACCAGCAGGGATGTTTCCGTGGATATCTTCGATGTAAGTTACACCGTTCCATTCGAACACCTGTACGTCCATGTTGCCATTCAGACGGTCACGCAGCAGGTTTGGAGTACCTTGGAAATACTGGTACGCCTGACGCACGAACGGAGAGTTCACCAGAGAGGCGAAGAACTCACGAGAAGCCAGAGCAACGATACGAGTAGCGGTAGAACCGTCTTGTTTTTCGTCGATGATGTACGCACGAGCTTCCTGTTCTACAGTTGCCGCAGGGGAAACAGTAGTAGAGGCAAAGTCGATTGGTACAACTTTCTGAGTTGCGTTCCATTCTGTGTACCAGTTGTACGCAGAGTTAGCTGCACCACCTGGGCCGTTGTACGCGAAACCACGTACTGCATCAGCAAAGATAGTTTCTTTGGTTTTGGCTACGTCGCGCATGATTTGAGTCATGTAGCGGTTAACAACTTCCGCTTCGGTACGAAGACTATCGTTGATACCAGCCATAGCGAAGCTACGGAAGGATTGGATATCCTGTGCCTTAATGTTCTTATCCAGAGGGAAGAACGGAATACGGAAGACTTTAACGCTTGGTGCGTCCATAGTCAGGAAGTTACGTTCCCCACCACGTTCACGGGCAGGAATCAGACCATCAGCGTTTTTCTGTTTACCGATTTCGATAGCAGTTGTCGCGTGATAGTGAGTGTCGAACAGGCCAAGACTTGCGATCAGAGTATCAGGGGTGTCCTGTAACTCGATCATTGGGCTAAAGTCTACAACCTGATCCAGAATAATAGCTGGCATGTATTAATCTCCTATTAATAATTAAGAAGTGAAAACGACTTTTTCAGTCAGTTTCAGATCGTGAGTTTCCAGAGCAGCTACACCAGCGTCGTCAATCAGATCGCCATTGCTGTAGTAGACAGCGAAACGATTCAGAGTTAGGTCACGTACACCAACTACTGCGGTGAAAGTGTCGCCTACTGCTACATCGTCGATCCCGAACAGTGCGTCAGTCCAAAGCAGAACTTTAACTGCGTCACCCGCAGCAGCAGCTTCGGTGTTATCAGCACCCAGTACAGAACCAATACGCATGGTCGCAGTTTTTACCAGGTTCACTTCGCGAACGCAGTGTCCCAGGTCAGAACTAAATACTCCACCCAGAACAAGGTGTCCGAATTCCTGGCGGTAGTTAGATAGAGAAATTCCTGTTGCCATTAATTAATCTCCTTAGATTATTTCTGGGCTGTTTTAGATTTTTTAAGTTCAGCGGCTTTCTGACGAATCAGATCAGAGGCAGACTTAGCAACTTCTTCTTGGTTTTGAACATCAACACCAACTTCTTTGCCAAATTCTTTCTTCACTGCTTCAACTTCTTCGCGAGCTTTCTCAAATGCAACAACAATAGTTTCAGCGATATCTTTGTTTTCGATCAGGTATTTAACCAGCGCTTCTACTTTGTCTTCTGCTACGAAATCATAAGATTTGATTACGGTAGCGTATTCGTCTTCAACACGAGCCAGTTCAGCTTTACGCAGTTCTTCTGCTGCTGCCTGTGCCTTAGCGATTTCTTCCTGAGCAGCGGCTTCGGCTTCTGCTTTCGCTTCGGCTTTTGCTTTTGCAATTTCTTCTGCTACCTGAGCCTTGATTAGCTCTTGGATTTCAGCAGATTTCAGGATTTCGTCTTTGTCGATATTTTCCAAAGGGATATCTCCTTTATTTATGTCGGTTGTGTTTGCAGGGGAATTATCAATTCCTTCTGCTGGATGATCCTCTGCAATCACAGAGTTCTTATCGGTTCGAGCATCAGATGCTTTCACCAGGTAATCTTTTACGTGATCGAACTTCATTGCGCCTTTAACAAGGCTACCTAAAGCGTCGTCGATCAGGTTGTCAAAGAAATCAATTGACACCAGAACATCACCGTCAACTACTTGATAATCTGTTGTTTGCACTACCGGATTAGCCACATCACCAACTTCCACAAGAAGTCCATTCAGTGTAAACTCAGTAGAGAACATTCCGTAATCACTACAGAAAATTACGATACCGTTATCAAAGTCGGCATCAACAACATACACCCAATCCCAACCCATTTCGTATTTTTCACGAACGGCTTCTTGAAGAAGTCCCATTAATTGGTTAAGATATGATTTACGTAGTTCAGTGGTGTCTTCACCCATTTTTTCGAGTGCTTCAAGTTTCTCAAAGCTAATCTCTGGGGTGTCACCTGATTTGAAAAGTAGAGGGGTATTAAATCCAGAAGCTGCACCACCTTGGAAATCGAAGGTATATGCGATGTGCGCTCCGCATGAGTCTTCCGTAGCTTTACCCGAAAAGTCTACGTCAGTTAAATAAGTATGTGCCACGATTAGTCCTTCTTGACTACTCTACCCATAGCGCCAATGCTCAAGCCTTTAAGAACACCGTCCTTACGTGCTTGATATAGCTCTGCGTCGTAGAAT